TCTACGTAGTAGTAGCGCGCGTTTTCGTCGTCGTCCTCGACCTCGACCAACACGAAGGCGCGCCGCAACTGCGGGATCGTGCCCGCCAATGTGGCCTCGTAGAACGGGATGGTCCGTATGAACTGGCGCGTGCCGTCGTACTGCGGACTCACGGTCTCGTAGTCGAGCACGCCGTCAACCGTTATCGAAGGAGCGCAGTTGAAACTACCGCACATCCAGTCCCACGACCGCAGCACGGTGAAGCGTTGGTAGACTGTGCTGTATTCTTCGGACTGGCGCGCCGCGTCGTTGTCTTTCGTATCCTCTAGGTCGATTGCGTTGTATTCGGCTTCAAGCGCCTCTGTCCACGCCAGCGACAGCGCGGCGTAGTTGGCGTCATTGACCGCGAACGTGCAACAGACCTGTATAAAGCCGCCCAGCACGCGCACGAAGTCATAGCTATGCGCCTGCGAAAATACAATGTGGGGGTCCACGAGTCGGCTGTAGCCGTCCACTACTTCCTGTTCGGGATTGTCACTCATAAACCGAGAGAACACGTCTATGTAAATGTCGCCGAGGCCGTCTGTTATTAGGCGGTAGCCCAGGCCGCGACTACGGCTTATCAGGCGGTCAACAAGGGGACCGACAGTGTCGTCGGACTCGTAGCTGCCATACAGCTTGTCGAGCGCGGTGCGGAATCCGCTCAGGTAGAAGTACGGCCCATCGTAGCCGCCCGCCGCCTCGCCATTGGCGAAGAAACACAGGGCGTAGTCGAGAATGTCGGCGTTAGACCAGACGCCCGCGTCGTCGTCATCGACGCCCGGCGTATAGAAGATGTGCGCGCCATACTCCGTGGCGTTTGCGGAGCGATTCCCCTGTAGGCCGCGCCCGCCGCCGATCTGCCGATTGAACTGGATCGACCGGCCCACTTGTTTAATAGCGCCGTCGCAGCAGGCATACGAGCCCAGTATGACTTTGCGGTCCAGCAACGTCTTGAGTCCGACCGCCTTGATCTGCTGGATACCGCCCGGCACGTATAAATCGCCCCAGGGGTGCACGTCCTCGTCCTCGACATAGCCGATCCAGAGCGGCGCACTACCATACTGGTCATGTACCCAAACGGCAATATAGCAGGCGTGGATGTCAACGAAATCGTAAACCGCCGCATCGGGCGTGTTGGGCTGTACCAGGCCGCCGAATCGCCACTCGAATGTGGCGCTCTGTGCCGCCGCCCCTTCGCCGTCAGAGCAGGCCGCCGGCGCAAGCCAGGGTATCCAGACCCACTCGCCGCCCCAGTCCTCCTTCACATAGACGGACGTAGAGGGCTCCAGGAGAAAGTCCGGCTCGCTAGTGCCCCATATATCTATGGCAGCCATTCGTTTCTATCCTCGCCGCCTTACAACTTTTCCGGTTCCACCGGGGTGGGGAGCGCGGCCAACTTGCGCGTCAGTTCTGCAACTGCCGGGTCTTCAGGGCCGAGGCCCGTACGCCGTAACACCGTGCGCGCCGCTTCGTACATCTTGCGCCGCTCCTCGTTGGTAGGCGCGGGAAACATCGCTGTTTCCAGCGCCGTCAGCGCCTCCTGCGATAGCATCGATTCGAGCAAGCTGACAGCTACGCGGGGCCGTGCATCCAAGAATGCCGCCACACGCTCAGGATCGCTGAAGCGCGCCGCCTCTTGCGCGGACACCGCGAGGCCGACGAAGCCAAGCGCCAGCGTTGCCAACACCAAACAAGCCACTACGTGTTTCATCATCCGTTCTCCTAATCGGTTTGATCGCCCACCGCGTTGCCGTCAGCGTTTGCGGTTGGCAACGCGTTATGACATTTCAACGTACCGTCATCTTCTGCAAAGTAGTACCAGACCGTGCCGTTAGGCGAGGCGAGCTTCCAGCAGCCGGGCGTGTTGCCCCCCGCGCCGTCCCAGGCGGTGAAGACTCCGCGCGCTGCACCGTCCGCGCCCGCCTCGACGCCGGTGCCACCAACGAATTTCCCCAACGTCGCTACCACCTTCCCCGTAGTGCCCAGATACACGTCCGCCGCGCCGCCGATGTTGACCGTGGTAGACGTCGTGTTGAATAGGGTCGCCGTGGCGGCGGATGACGTGATGTCGCCGCCGTTGACAGCCCAGTCGCGCGTTGTCACTATCGGGCCAGTGGCAGGAAGCCAGAGAGTATCTTCGCTTGCCCCGGCATTGAAGGTGTGTATTTTTATGCCGCCGCTGTTGTCCGCCCCATCGCGATACGCGCGGATGCGCCCAATGATGTTATCTACCTGGGCGCTGTCCTGAATCACAAAATCAATGAGTGCGCCGAAACCATCGATCATGTCCGCTGACGTTGTGTGCTGCACCTGCACCACCGAAGCGCCGCCGGTTGTTGCCGCCGAGGTTTTCGCGCCCTTCAGCACGGGGGAAGTGGCAGAGGTAAACCACCCCCGGCCCGCCGTCAGAGTGCCAGCTACCGTGACCGTCTTGGCCGCGCCGCCGATGTTCACGTCCGCCGCGCCGCCAAGGTTGATCGTGGCGGGTGTGACGTTGAACACGTTGACAGTGGCGGCAGAAGACGTGAGGTCGCCGCCGTTCACAGCCGCGTCGCCGGTCAAGGCAAGCGTCCCAAATGCGCCCGAACTTCCCGACACCGAATTGGTCGCCTGAACACAATTACTCGCGATGACGCTGTTTGTTGCATTGACATCTGCGGTTGCGGAAATTGAGCCATACACCGTCATGTTTCCGGTTGCACCCGTGTCAGACCATGCCGCCATGTAGTTGCCGTCCGCATCCTTCAGAATTAGCATCCCCGGATTGGTCTGGTAGTCAAAGCCAAAGTCGGCATCGTTGCCGAAATTCAGCCGCGTATCATCCTGGACTTCCCATACGGCAGAGATGTTCTCGGTTGCGTTGACGTGTGCCACGTTTGCCGACAATGCCGCGTCCGCAACCGTACCCCCCGCGCCCACCGTGATCGTATCGGTAAGGTCGCCGTCAACCACGTTGGTCCACGAGTAGTTATGGAGGTCGTTGTCCACGTCTAGATCGGTCCCCGAAATCGAGAGCAACTGATTCGGCACAAGCCAGGCCGACGCACCAGCGCCGTCATCCCAAAAGTAAATCCTGTCTACCGCCCCGGGATCGCTCATGCTTTCAATGCCAAGGTGAGATAGCGCCACCGTTACCGTATCGGTTGCACCGCCCGTCGTGGCGATGCCGGCACCGCCCGCGATGGTCAGCGTGTTGCCGTCATTGATAGTCTGGTTCGCACCGCCGTCGCCGGCAAGCGTGATGCCGGTCATAGCCGTGAGCGCGCCGATAGTGAGCGTGCCGCTTACTACAAGATCGCCCGTCGTGCCTGCGTCTTCCCAGCGCACCATTTCGTTGGCGTCGGCGTCCTTCAGGACAAGGTTCGTGCCGTCGAAAACCTGAGCCCAGTCGCTATCGTCGCCGAATCGCAATTCGTCGTTGTCGCCTAGACGGATAGACTTCTGTGCGCCAGCGGGTAGGGCCGCCAGCACAAGCACGAGAATCAATAGCCGTTTCATTGTGATGTACCTCACACGTAGTCTAGGTTCACGCCCAAGACCAGCGCGCCGCTGCTGTTTAGGCTCATTTTCGTTGACCATACGCCCGTCGCCGCGTTGTAGAATTGGAAGCACGTGTTTGCGTAGCAGCCCCACACCGGCACGCCCGCGCCGGAACTGTGGACCGCCTCAACGTAGTCCGCGCCGTTCCATGTAATCGTTTCGGCCACGACGTCTACCTTGAGCCGTTGTGTGCCGTTGACGTTAAAGAAGATCTCTTTTGCGCCAACGTCCCACGTGCCGATCTCGACTGTGCCGACGCCCGCGCCCGAAACGTCGTCTGTGATAATCGAAAACTCGGGCTTCCAATTATCATCAGAAAGTGTCCAGACGAGCGCGGTGTCGGCCCATAGCTCTACGGAATGGCCCGTGATAACCCAGCGGACGTTCTTCGCCTCGTCGATGTAGACGGGGCTGTCGGGTTCCACAACCGTCGCATAGGCCCCGTAGGTGCGGCCAATTGCCAGATCGGGCCGGGGCAGGTTGGCCCACCAATACGTTGCGGTGGCGGTATAGATCGCCGCGTTCTCGCTGTCCGATACCGGATTTTCCCCGTCGTCGCGGCGCGCGCGCACGATGCACCGGATGGGCGTCTCGTCCAAGTGGGCCGCCGTGGTGTATTCGAGAATGCCCGAGCTGGACATGGTTTCGACTACCGGCTCGTCTACGTCGGGATCGGGGTCTGTGCCGTCTGCGGTCAGGAAAATAGCCCACTTGTTTGCCTGCGCCGCCGCCGCGTCAAGCGACTTGAAATAGCGGGCCGTCACGAGGATCGTGCCGTCGCTCTGGGCGAGCAGTCCCACGTCGGACGGCCCCGACGGCGGATTTATCAGCACGTCCCCTTCGGCGTCGAGAGGTAGGCGCGTAGTCTCTTGTGGCGCGGCCACAAGCCCATAGGCGTTCCGGTATAGCTCTTCGTAGTAGTAGGTATGATCCGCGTCGAGCGGCCCGTAGGACAGATCCTCTTGTGCCGCCGCCGTGTCTTGCGGCGCGGCGTCAAAATCGGGCGGGGCGTCTTGGCCTACGAAGAGCTGGTACTGCCGGTGGCTTGCCTTGCCGCGCCGCGCGATCCCGCGCAAGTCGGCATGCAGGTTATCCAGGCCGCCGCTCGTGTATGCTGCCCGAATTTCGACGCGCTTGTGCGCGCTCACGTCCGCCGTGTACTGGCGACGCATCCACAGGCCCAGCCACGCGCCCGGCGCAAGCGTCAGACTCGCCTTGTAGTAGTTCCACTCCACGTCGGTGGGCGCGGTGAATTGATCCGCTATCGTTTGGATCGCGCCGTCAACCGGAACCTCCGTGGCGAAGCGCAGCCAGTCCCGCATACCGTCCGCGTCGGGGATCAATAATTCCAAGCCTGTTGCCTGTGCGGACCCAGCGTTATAGAGTCCCACTGCGCTATAGGTGTAGCCCACGTCCTCGGACGTGTAGTCGTCGCCCGCCGCGACGGTGTTGTAGGTGTCGCGCAAATGGATCGTTTCTTCGCCCACGAGATCGGCGTTCAGGACGCGCTTGACCTTGATGGTCTTCGTGTAGTTGCCGCCAGCACTGGCCCACGGAATGATGCGCTCTTCGCCGTAGGGCACTTCAACGGTTTCACTCCAGGTTGTTTCGCCTGGCGGTTGCCATCGTAGCGTGTCCACCGTGACCGCCTGTAGGGTGGCCGAGCCTTCGCCGCTGTAGCCCTCGACGTGTATCAAGCGCACGCCGCTGATCGGGCTGTACCGTTGCCACGAGAGCGACTTGGCTAGCGAACACGACCTTTCGCCGCCCAGACAATTGGCAACAACGGGTTGCCAACCGTCCGCTATTTCAGCGCCCGTGTGGTACACAACGAGTGAAACCTTATCGGCGTGGGCATCAGGCACCGGTTAGCATCCTTGTTTCGGCGTCATACGTTACTGTTTGATCGGGCCGACTCGGGCGGCGCACGAGCGGGATAGTAAAGTCCTTGGGCGCGCCCTCGACGCCGTCCGGGCCGATAGCCACGACGCGGCAGCGGTGGCTCTGCTCGTCCTCGAGCGCGCGCGTCCGGTAGTGATACATCCACTGGTCTGCATCCCGTATGCGGTGGCGCACGACCCATTCGCTGTCTACATATTCGTCGATGCGGTAGGACTTAGCGGTAGGGGACCGTTCCCAGAAAAAGACAAACTGTGAAGGGTAACACCGATCCGGCGTATCGCTTATGCTGTCGAATACCTGGACCGCAAGCACCGCACCGCTTTCGACGGGAATGTCATAGAATGTGCGGGTAGTCGTGACGTATAAGAACCCGTCCAGGTAGACGTAGAACGTGCCGCTGCCGGACCACGAGATCCGCCACGACAGCCCGCCGGGAAGTTGCGCCGCCGTTATGTCTACTTCTGCCATTAGTAGCTCGTCACCGTGGACTGCAAACGCCACGCGCATTCAAGGTGGTATAGGTAGCCTTCGGTATCGAGGCCGACGTTGAAGGTGCGCGGCTTCATATCAAGCACCATAAAGCCGTTCCACAGGATGCCGTCGCGGTCATAAATGCCGATGATCGTGCCTTGGAGATCCTTAGCCATCAGCTTGAAGACGTTGCGCGCGTACACGGTCGCAAACGCCGCCGTCGCCACGATGGTACCCGTATCGCCGTGGATATTCTTATCGTGATAGCCGTACCCGGCATTACCGGAGCGGATAAATGGCTCCACAATTGCACCCGCGAGCGGCAGGTCGCCGGTGTAGAACCGAAACTGCATACCGCCTATTAGGTTTGCCGCCATTAGTCTCTGTCCGTTCTGGGTTGCGCGGGGCGGGTCACTTGACGAGGCGCCGGTCCCGAATAGGGCACCCGTCCGAACTTGCTCGGACCGGCCTTTTCTACGGCTGTCGTGTTGTTCCGCAATTCCTCTAACATCTTGACCGCCGCTTGCTTGAGCATGTTTAGTGAACGGTCGCCCAGCTCAACGGGTGCATAGCCGGAAGGTAGATTTGGCTGACCATAGGGGTAAAAGGCACCCGGCGCCCCCCGGGGTAAATGGGGCGCATACAGCATATCCTCCTCTAAGCCCCGCCGCACCCCATAGAACTCCATCTTCTGCTCTGCCGTACCGAATCGCTCGATAGTTGCCTGGTCTCCCAGGATCATTTGTTCGGCGCGTATAAACAGCTTCGCAAGCGCCACTCCAAATTCGCTCATTCTCCCTGCGGCCCGTTCCTCTCCAAAGTATTGCTTCATGGCGGCATCAGCCATTAGGCGCTCGGCGGCAATCACCTGCTCTGCTATGGCCTGCCCGGCTTCACCTATTCGGGCCGCGCGGGGCGCCCTCAATTCGGGCTGCTGTCGAGCAGACCCGACGATCTGCTCTATCATTTCGCCGGTATCAGCGCCACGAACGTCACCAAGTATTTGCCCGTACAGCTCCCGATTTGCCTGTAAGCCCTGATAGGCCGTTAGGGCCTCTTTGCGTCGCAAGAACTCGATAAGTTGCGGCTCATTCAGCCCTAGCGCCTGAACCTTGTCTAGCGATTCTTCCAGCGACAACCCCTTGAACGTGCCGAGTTCTCCTAAACGCTCTTGTAGCGGCCCCGCAGCCGGGCCGAGGAATTTCACCATTTCGGCTTCGCTCATGTCTAGGCCACCAAGTTTGTCTATCGCCTCGCCATAACGTAAATCGCGAAACGGACGCTCCTTCCCTACCTTGGCCCTTGGTAAGACGCCCCCGAGTGCGGCGGTGGCATCCTCCCCTAGAAAGCCCACAAGCTGTTCATCGGTAAGCCCCATGCCGCCGATCTTCTTAATAGCGTCGGGTAGTGTTAGGTCTTGAAAGCCCGCCTCCCTCAAGAGGGACGTTGCTAGTGACCTAATGGCCGTTCCGCCCCGTCGGGACTCGCCCAGGGTTTTGCTCATAACGGTTGTAGCGGCAAGGACTTCTTCATCGCTCCACTTCAACATACCGCCCGCAGCGGCGGGCATCGCCGTGGCTTCAAGTAGTTCCGGGATAGTCGCCGGCGCATATGCGCTTGCTGCCGCGCCCTTACTTAGAATCTGCCGTACCCCCCCCGTTTCTTCTGCGCCCATCGCCGTACTGATAGTGGCAGCGCCGCGCGCTAGTGTCGGGATGTCTTGTATGGGGCCGTAGAGGCCAGTAAACAAGCGGCGATTTTCTTCTGTGTTTAGCCCCGCCGACGTAATAGAGAATAGCGTGCGTGCTACTGTATCCAGATCCGGCCCGCCACCCCCTTTGTACATCTCCTTTGCCTGTCTGATTAGCTCGGCTTCCCGTTGCGGATCACCCAAGGCCAACTGGCCCAACGAACCCAACCCCATCTCTGACGCCCGCATACGCTCTGCGGCTTCCGCCCGCGCCTGGTCCATCTCTTGAATAGCAACCGTGGCTGAGCGCGCAGCTAGGGTGACGGCGGCAAAACCGGCGGCGTACAGCGCAACGCTTTTCGCCCCGCTATCAGTCGCCTCTGTGCTTTTCTTTACACCCTCTTCGGTCTCCTTGCCCGCCTTCCGGCCCGCCGTCGCCACACCCCGAAGTTTCTGCTCCATCTTGTCGATCCTGCGATTAGCGCGATCAATCGCAGCGACCGCCTTTTTCTCATTCGCGGTCATGTCGGTGTGAATAGCCACGATTAACCTCTAATGTTCACAACGCGCCTATTCCGCGCGCGCCCGATCCCGTACTCAATTTCCTTTTGAAGGAGCTGTTCAATCTCCCTGCGCTCGGCGGCGGACATCGATGTGAATTCCTCAAGCAATCGCGGATTGAAATTGAGAACGCGGGTATGTGTTACGATTCTGACGCCGCCCTGACCACCTACAGAGTACGGCCTAATGTCCTCAAATCTGGACATATCCCGAGTCGTGCCCGTCCACACGAACGGCAGATTATGTCCCCTTACTGCCTTTTTCCTGCGCTGGTATTGGCTGGATCGCCCCGTGTAGTGAAGTTCCCGCGCGCCCTCCTCGGTGAAGCGTTTAGGCAGCATCCGCTGGTGATACAACACGCCGGCTTTGCCCCACGCCTCTTTCATGATCTGATTGAGTTCACGCTTTTTCATGCCCGCTATGCCGTCAAGCGTCAGTTTGAAAAAGAGCATGGCTACCGCCCCGCTTCTGCCGCCCACAGGTCCGCAAATGTGGGTGAATAGTTGGGCATCAGTCCTCGCTGCCAGGCATGACACAGGAGCCGTCTGCTAGTGTTTTTTTTTCCAGGAAGTCTAGGATAACGGGCCAATCGACCGTCGCGTCGAGGATTAGCGTCACGGCATGCCAGCTAAATAGGCCGCGCAACGCCACCTCCACCTTGCCGACATAGTAGTTTGTCGCCAACGCCACGAGCGCGGCGTCGTGCGACTCCGCAAACGTCACGGGCGCGTCCTGGTCTGCCGCCTGGACCTTGGTATCCCACCAGTGGCACGCCACGTCCCACAGGGGCCGGTAGCGGGCCGCTACGTCGCCCTGTGTCCAGTCGCCGTTGTCATCCACGCCCGAGATCGTAGGGACCGCCATGACGGGTACAAGCGTGTCGCCGTCAGCGACCATGGCGCGCGCAATCGGCACGACCCACGTATTGCCGTCGCCGAGTTCGACCGGGTGGCCGCGCAGTGTAACGGGCCGTAGCAGATCGCGGGGGACGGGGGGATCGTCTGTGTAGAACCCGGCCCACGCCTCGGAGCCGGGCACTTGTCGCCACGTCTGACGATCCCGGTAGTAGCGGATAAGGTGGCTGGGTGTACGCCGCGAATCCGCAACGACAAGGCCGTTGCTTTTGTCGGGGCCACCCTGGACGCCGCAACATGAAGGCGCGGCATCAAAAGCGTATTCAAGGCCAAGGCTACGTAGATCGTCTAGACTAACCCGGTCCTTGCGCCCTGGCGCGTAGTACAGAAAGCCACACATAATCCCTCCTTGAAATCATCATGTAATAGCCGACGTGGTGCTGATAACCAGCGGATCGTTTGTATCGTCGCCGTAACAGGTGAGCTGCACATCGCATGTCGCCAGCGCGTTGCCGGTCGCGTCAAAGGCGTTCTGTACCGTGGCTACGCCGGCAGCCGTGATCAAGATGTGTTCTGCGGTGATATCGGCTACAAACCCAGTACCGCCTATCGCGCGCTTGCGCAGATAGATGGCCGTGTTTGCATGCGTGACAGCCAGGCCCAAGAGCGGGATCGCCGCATCGGCAAGCCACGCAACGTTGACGCCGCGGAATGTGAGCACCGGTATGATGCTAACGATGTGGGCGTGCCGGTCCCAGATTTCCGAGTCGGAGCCGTCGGTCTGCGCCACGATTCCAAACGAGATATCGATGCCGCGCAACTGCGAAAGGTCCACACTTTCGAGGGCGACCGGGCCAAGGGTGAACCGCTCAGCGTCTGTGATGGTCGTTGGCAGCGCCACTGAGTCCGCTTCAGCGATGGGGTCGTTTGTACCGTCCCATGTCGGCATCGTCTCGTAGCTGATCGTGGCATCGTCCTGGTGCGCCGCCGAAAGCGTGCGAGGCAGTACGATCCCCTCTGTCAGCGTGTAGCTGCGGTGTGCCGCGCCCGCCGTGCGCGTAGAGCCCTCGTCCATCAACTGCGCGTAGAAGATGAGCCCGGCGGCCAGGTCCGCTATGCTTTTCGAGTACGGCGATACAATGCCAAAGGCATCAAGCGCCGCCGCCACATTGACCGTTGTAAACCCCCCGGTGGGCGTCTGCTTGTAGAGCGACGCGAATCGCGGCTCGGCTTCGCCGCTTGTGGGCGTGGCGCGCACGTCCGAGCCCACGCCGAGCCGCTGTGCCGTGATTCCGCCGATGACGGTCGTATTGGACACGACCGCGCAAAGTGTGTGAACGGCAGTTATACCAGCCATGAGATCGTTTCCTTATTCGTTGGGTTGTCCGTCGGACAGGTCCAGAGCCCAGTTCCACACCCAGTAGGCCGCGCTGCCCTGAGAGCCCTCTACGTATGACGGCTGTGAATCGACAGGGTAGTAGGCGCTAAAGTTTAGGTAAGCGCCCACGCCAGCCAATGCGGCGAGCCCATCCATGATCCCGTACACGTCGTGCATGAAGCTCTTGGCTTCGTTCTGGAAGTCGGCGGCATAGGCGACGTTGGGTATAGCCTCGAATCGCAAGACGATGCGCCCGCCTACATCGGGGCCGAATTCTGTGCTTGTAGTCGTGGATACCGAATTGCGCCGCGCGTCCTCGTGCCACATTTCCACAAAGGGTCTAGCGGGCGACTCGACTGTCACAAGATAGATAGACGCCTTAGCGGCGGCAGCGTCGGCGGCACTGACCCAGGTACGAAACGCCGTAACATTTGCAAGCACGGTCTCGGCGTTTTCAAGGCAGAGCCCGAAGGGATCTGTGAATACCACGTCGGCCATTAGCTTCGCCTCACAAACTTCTTGCCGCCCGCCACCTCTTGCCGCGCATAAAGCACTATCGCCAGCGTGTGCATCGTGGCTGTGGACGGCTTGCCCTGCACGTACCACGTCTCGCCGCGTATAGACACCGCGTCGCCCTCCGCCGGGCTTGCAATGCCGAGCGTGGTGTCTGTGTAAATCTTCAATACGCCCACGCGCAAGACGCCGCGCTCGTCGTCCTGGTAGGCCATAGCGTCAGCATCCTCAGAGAAGATGCCGGTGATGTTCTTGGCCTCAGCGCCCGCCGCCGTATAGCTCACGGTTTCGCCGAAACTCGCCATAAGCTCGGGTGCCGCGCTGGTAGCAAACTGGGTATCGAATGTGCTCGCCATAACCTACTCGTGATTGGCTATGCCGTTGCTGATTATCAGATACAGGATGCCCTGCGCCCCCGTGCTACCGGCGTTTAGCGCGCCCGTATTGGACAAGTAGAGATTGGACGCGACGGGAATAGAATCGGACGGCCAAAACTCGATGGCCTTCATGGTGTCCGTGTTATGCGTAAGCGTCCCGCCCGCCAGATCGTCAGTCAAGGTATTCGAGGTCTGGCCGTATGCGATCTCCTCTTGAACAGAGATCGTCATGGTATTCGCTATGGGGTTTGTCGCGTGGGGTTCAATATAGGCGCGGTACAGCATCCCTACCATCGGCCTGTCTGTTCGCGCTGTAGCGACGCCGCTGTTGTCCGCCGTGAAGTTCCAGCGAAGGACGTACCCGGTATCGTTGACTTCCTCGATCTCGATGATATCTGTTGCGAAGATCGGGGAGATGGAGACAATGAGTAGCGTCGCCACGAACGCTACGGAACCTGCTATGATACGTTTCATCTGCCTGCCTCCTTATGGGGCGTAGCGCGGGGCGGATTGAATAGCGCCGCCCCGCGCCAGCTATCGTTGTGGCCCTTACGGGGCCGTCGTGGCGGACAGATTCTGGACAACGTACACGTAGTCGCGCGCGCCGATTTCAACGTCCCACGCGATACGGGCCTGGAAGGCGATCCGAGCCCTGAGAAAGCTCTCGGTGTCACCGGCCAGCGTCACGTACTCGAAGTTCAGCTTCCACTTGCGCACGAACTGCTTGGCGAAGTCCCCGAGATACCACACGGTGGTCGAGAGATCGTCCAGGCGAGGCGAGCTGAGCAGGCGCGGGCGGAATGCCCCGCGCGGCCCCCAAGACGACCACTCATTGAGCGTGCCGGAGATCATCTCGCTATTGAGGATCTGCATGGCCTCGGCAAGTAGGGCGTCGGGTACGAGCAGGGTGCAGCTCGACATCGGGATATAGACGCGCTCGCCGAGCGAGTCCGTCATGGCCGTGAGTAACAGGCGCGCCGCCTCAAGGTCCGTGTGGTCTGCAAGCGCGTTGTTGGTCTTGCGGTTGCCGCTCGCCCCGCAGCGCGTCAAAACGGCAGCGCTCGTGACATAGAGCGGCGTGCCGGCCCCATTGGGCCGCAGCACATAGGGTTCTGCCGGCGTGGTCGCAGAGCCGTCGATATCGCATACACGGCGGAGGGTCTGCTTCTCGACCCAGTTGCTGGAGATCTGCGCCAGCTTGTTGATCCGGTCCACGATACCGGCTACGTTGTTCTCTTCGATGGTCTCAGCGGTGATACTGAGCCGACGACCGTTGCGCAGCGAGCGAATTTCGTACTTCTCTTCGCCAGCGCCGATCTCGGGGAAGTCCTTACTTTCATCGACGCGATCAATCTGCACGTCCTCGGAAGTCGTGGCCGCATAGATACTGACCTTCTTGCTGTCCTCTGCCTCAGTTACGAGCTCCTGCCCGATGGTGGGCACGGTCTCGTATTCGGCATTGAGCCCCGCAATGGTCATGCCGCCGGCAAGCAGCGGAAACGCGCTCGCCATAACGGCGCGGGTCTGGCCGGCGAATTCAAAATGGGCCTTGACCTGCACGTCGGCCAAGGCATGGAACAGCCTCGGCAGACTGCGCACGTCCTGCCATTTCAACTCGCCCTTGTCGATGAACTCCTGACACCGATCCATGAACGTTTCGGGATTGGCCTCGGCCATGGCCCGGAGGCTGTCCACGTCCATGCCCGATCCGAACCTAATATCAGACCGAATCATGGGGTGCTTCTTCTTGGAAACTTCAGTTGCCATTGTCATTATCTCCTTCCTGGAGGCCCCATCGGCCTGTTAGGTTTGCAGTTTCGCATAGACGCTGACGGCCCGCGTGAACGTCATACGCACATACGATATGGTGCGGATCGTCGTACCCGCGTCGCCCGTCGCGTCATCGGCCAGATGGCCCTGCTTGTCCGGGTAGTGTTCCTGGCCGACTGCATTGCCGACCTCGTCGGTTCCTGTGGTCGCGAGCGTTTCGGAGTCGCTATAGAACACCTCAGCCCCATAGGCAATGTCGCATTCCGCCGCCAGGGGAAACTCGAACACGTCGCCGGGGCGCGGTACGATGACCTCGTAGTAGCCGGCACGGTCGCCGGACTTGATCTCTTCGTTGGCAATAGCGACGTTGCCAGCGCCGGCGAAGTCGCTGTCCATAGGCACCCATTCCGTGTTGGTGTTGCCCGTGAACTCCAGCATCTCGCCCCGCTTGATCGCCTGGGTTGCGCCAGCCGCAAAGTTGCCGAGCATCACCAACGGCTCGGACGCGCCTTCAAGATTGCGAATCCAACGCGCGTGGTTCGTAGCCATGTCTCATTCTCCTTCTTGCTGCGTCTGCTAACCGCAGATCGCGCGTTTGAAGTCGTTGTCCGGCAGGTCTGCCGAGCGGGTGTCCGGCTTCTGTTCGCCGGTAGCCGTAGGCTTCGGGGGCTCGGGCGTCCCCACTGCCTCGCTGCCCTTTGCCAGTTCCTCGATGAACCGCTTGCGCGCCGTCGGCACGTCCGCGCCCTGCGCAATCAGCTCATCCGCCACCTTGTCCATACCGCGCGGCGCAATCGCCCGAATCGCCACCGTCAGCGCGGCGAGCGACCGCCCCGCGTCTTCCTCGGGCGTGCTGTGAACCACGGAGGTCTCGGTCGGAGTCTTGACTTCGACCACGGTGGCGCGGGCCTCGCCCTTCTCTTTCGTTTCGTCAGCCATGTCTTTCTCCTCATCGCTGTTTGTTGCGACGGTCAACCGCCGCAGAGTGTCGGCCAGGCTGTGAATCACGGGCAGCAGCCCTTCGCCATCGCTATCGAAAAACCCGCGCCGCAACGCATTCGCGTCGGCGGGCACGGGGACCATGGTGATCTCAAATAATTCCCATTTGTTAATAACCACTCCAGGCCCAGACACTATGTCGTCGCCCTCGCCATCTGTCTCGCCCGGGCCAAGCACGCGCATTGCTGCGCGATTGGGAACAAAGCCGATTGAAACAGTCCTAAGAAACCCCGTTCGCACGAGTTCCCATATTTCAGAGGCCCGCCTCGTTGCAGCAAACACAATCTTTACTAATAGCTTCTTGCCCTCAACCCAAATATCACCCCTGCCGACAATGTTAGAAGCTGTCACATACGGCCTGTTGGCGTGTAAATCAAGAACGACCGGATTGATCTTGTATCGCGTAAAATCGGCCCCGGCCATGCGCAGATATTCGGTACCGGCCATCGTTTGGACGCCGTTCTCTGTTGCCGCCACAAATGTTGCCGTCCGTGACTCAGGTTCAATGTCACGGACCTCTATAATATCGAGAAACCCGCGAGTATAGCCGCTAGTTTCATATTCAGTAATATCTATCTTTTTCATACCGCCACCTTTTTCTTGGGTTTGTCCTCTTCGTCATCGGGTTTGATATCAGCGTCTTTCCGAACCATCTCGGGCAAGCCCAACTCTTTGCGTCTCTGCATTTCGCGCTGCTCTTCTAGTAGCCGCTGCTCCAGAAGCTCCTCCCAGTCGCGCCCCTTGGCCGCCGCCACGTCGCGCAACGTTGTGGCATTCATCTGAAGCTCTATCTGTACCGCCTGCGCATCCTTGAGCGGATCTATCCACTGCCACCCCGGCGTTATCCATTCCACGGCGGCGATGTCGGCGGGCGTAACGCCTTCCAGGTCGCCGCGTATTAGCGCATCCTCCATGACGGTGCGCCACTCCCAGTTTAGGTAGCGACGGATGAACCAGCGCTGGTAGATCTCGTAGGTGCGCCGCGCCTCCAGCAGATCTGTGCGCGCGCTCGAATAGGTGGAATCCGAGAAGTCCTTGAGCACGATCTGCCACGTGACGCCCAGGGCCGCGCCTATACGGCGGGCCAATAGGACCACAAACGGCACAAGCTCGGGTGTGGGGAAGTTGGGCACAAGGGTATCGATGGTTTCTTCGGGGTACAGCTTGAAGATCATGCCGGGTTCAAGCGATTGGTCCAGCTTGTACCCGTACTTTTGCGCCGTGGTCTCCAGTATGTCCGGGCCAGCCTGTGGCGACGTGATGAATACAGCCAAGTCGGCGGCGATCTGTGTCCGCTTTAGGCTCGCCACAAGCAGGAGATCAAGGTCGCGAACGTCCTGTAGAATCGCGTGGAACATCGGAACGCCGCGCGACTGGCCGGGGCGCTCGGTAATCTTCAGATGCGAGATGTATCGCTTGTCTACTGGCGGCGCAAACGCAGCGGCGGCTCGCGGGATTGCCCCCACCGTATCGCCGGGATGCTCCTTTAGAATCCAATAGCGAACCGGGCGGCTCGCCCCGTCGCGCTCTACGCCGTCACGAATCTTGGCATTGCCGATCTTGTCCTGCGGGGTCGCAAGCCGATCCGCTTCTATGGTTTCAAACCAGACCGGCGCGTCTGGGCTATAGACGGCCTTGCGCAGCACGTCGCCATCTTCGAGCACCTTGCGGAACAACAGCCGCTGCGCTTCCTCGTGGGTCAGATCGTCAGACTGTGATAGATCGTCTTTACGCGCGGCCCAGATAGCTTCGATACGCTCATTCTTCGCCGGGTCGCCGGTGCGCGCCTGTGGAACCATGCCAGTCCCGACAACGGCGTTTACGAAACTCTTGGTGAGCCCGCAACCGATAGAATCGTCACGGTTCAGCTCCCGGCTGCGGTTGCGCAACGCCGCAAGATCGCCCGAGATCTCGGCGTCTGCCGAGCGCGTGCCGCCTTTCCAGGGTGTTTTTGTACCGGACTGTTTCGCCGCGCGATAGCCCCGTACCCGCAGCGCCATCAGGGCGGCGTCGCGGTAGCTGGGGTCGTTGTCCATGCGGCGGAAATGCTGACGTAACTGCGCACGGCGCGGGCTTGCAAGCAGCAGCGCGGTATCAACCGCGCCGTCCCAGGATTTCCGCACTTGTGACCGTATGCTCATCCGTTGAACGCCGTGCCGACAACCGTGAAGCGGTTGCGATCTGACCCCCTGGCTACCTTCGCCTCCGCCGTCTCCAGCGCTTTCCGCAGCCCCTCCAGGCTTTCGCGCCTGCGTAGATACTCACCGTCCTTGCCCATCTGAAGCTCAAGCGCGGCCAAAACCGCCTCGGCTACCGCATACTTTTTCCATGCGGTAGACCAGTCAGCGGCAATGATAGCGTCCGCTACTTCGGCACATATCGTTTGGTAGGAGCTAACCGAGATCTCGGTCGTGGCCATATGGCATCCTTGTCAACGCCCAGCAAAGGACCGATAGGCGCGCCATGTCGCCTCTGTCCCTATCGCCATCTGCGCCGCATATTCGTTCGCCCAATACCAAATGCACGCCGGGTCAACATGTGGCTCGGGCAAGTTCTCGCAACAATCAACGAAGCGCCGCCGATAGGCACGCGCGCGGACTTGCGCTATCCCATAGCGCCGCTTATCTAGCCAGTCCAGGACCGCTTCCACGTGCCTCGCTTCGCTCTGTGATGGTTCTGCCGCCACCGGGCCTCCTAAATGCAATGTGGCCCGACAGGGTGGCGGCCCCGCCAGGCCACAAAGAAAGGGCGCGACTCAGGAGCCAAGCTCCGCCAAGCCGCGCCATTACCGCCTTAAACTTTCGCCTATATACTACTCATACCATAAAACAGCCTAACCGTCAAGGGGGTATATGTAAGGCTGCAAAACTACACCCCCTCCGCAGCCTGCAAATCGGGGTGAAGACCCGACGGCCCCACCTTCGGTTCCCGTATCTCGGGGGGATCGCATACCACCATCTTCCATGTGTGATCGCATGCCCGACACTTGAGGTAGACCATATCCTCGCCGCCGTGTAGACATACAACCGCCTGGCTGCCGCTGTCGAGCAGAACCCGTCGGCACCTAGGGCAGGGCTGAAACTGTCGCCGTATCTTGGGATATCGCGTCGGCAACGGTTTATCCTCGGGCCAAAAGCAGCGGGCGTCGTGTTCCGCTATATCCCGCGCACGCTGTTCCTCGGCCTCTTGTTCCTGCAGTTGCGCCGCCACCTGTTCGCGCTTTTTCGCCATCGCGGCCAACTCTTCATCCATGCGCGCCAGATACTCTCCTGGGGTTTCAATGGGCGGCTCTTGTGTCTGAATCGGCGGTTCGTGGTATTGCACATTCGACTTTCTTCGCTTCGCCATGACGATCTCCTTATTCGCGGCCTATCTGCCAGCCGCCGCTCTTTTTCGAGGGTTCGTATCCAGCCTGAATCGCGCGCGCCTCGCCGAACTGCGGCAATCGCACGCCTAACATCTCAAGCGCCGCCATGCACAAGGCCGGCGTGTCGAGGAAGTGGTTCCACTTCGATACCTGCTCCCATCGGTTTTTTGCAACGTCCCACACCTCGGCGCAAATGTGGTGGGCAAAATGCCCCCGCAAGTGCATCTTTGGGTTATTACCGAACAATGTCATTGCGCCGGGTGTGCCGGGTGTCTGTAGTAGCCGCTCGTGCACGTCAAGTTTCCAGTGGTCCGCGTCGAGGTGGAAGATTTGCCCCTGCCCCTGTTCGCGCTTGGCATACCAGTGGTTGCCCACCCGAATGCCGTGGCCGCTTTTGCGCGGCGCGTTGAAGCGGTTCTGGCCTATAGTGCGCCCACACCCTTTCGTAGGTCGCCAACGCGGCCCGGCCTGTCGGCAGAATCGGCGGATCGCGTCCGGATGCCAGCCCGCGTCTACCAGCGATAGGTCAACCTCCATAGGCTCGCCGGCGGCGGTTCGGTAGTCCGCTAGTCTGCTGCGCATCTCCAGCAGCCGTTCCCGCAGGGCCTTTTCGACGGCCATGTCAATATGCTTGATTACGGCCTCGTCTGTGCTGCGCCCGTCCACGTCCGGCGCGTCCACCCGGATAATCGCGTAGTCCACAACGGAGCACGTCGAATCCTGGGCCGCCGCAATCACCGTGGTATGGATCTCTCGCATCCGTACATCGACGCCCTGTACGAGTTTGAAGTCCTGGCCCTCGGGCGCGACGAAACGCGGCATACCTGATAGCCGCTCCGCCACCAGTTGCGGCGTGATGTTCGAGTATTTGTCCTCTTCGGGCGGCTCGTTTTGACACTCTGACCAGAACGCGCGCTCGCCGTGCGCCACGCGCCAGCGCATGATATGCTCAAGCCACGACGATTCAAGCGGCTCGCCGTCCGGCCCGGGCGTGGCAATGAAAGCCCCCGGCCACCACTCTATAGCGCCCCGGTCCATGTCGGCCCGGTTGTCCAGGTAGAACTGATGCGCCTTGCGCCCCGTCGCGTCCGAGCCGTCCTGCAACCCGTCGCGAAACATATCCATGTATTCAGACCAGAGGTCTTCACGCTCCGGCATGCTGGGCAGTGCCTGTTCTCGCACGCCCTGCCACTCGGGGTGTTGCTCGCGGTCTGAGAACTCCTCGGACAGATCGCCCCGCTCGATGACGGTGCATAGCGCCACGCATGCCAACGGCTTCATGTGGCTGCCCGTGCCGCCAATATCGGCCTGGACGGTACGCCGGATGCGATCCTTGATGGTCTCGGACGTTGCGTCCTCGCGATTCATCCAATCATCGATAATCGCCAGATCCAAGCGGGCGCTCTTAATGTTTGTGCCACGGATGCCGCCCTGGAGCCCCACGGCGTTGATCGTCGCCCCACTCGCCGGGCTGTCGGCCACGGTGGGTAGCACAAGCTGATTAGAGCCCCACTCCACGTCTACCGGTAGACCGTCCACCAACACGGCACGCACGCGGCCCGTCTCACTCACGGCCTCGCGTAGCGGCACAATGATCTCAGGGAAGTCTGCGCACAACAGATTATTTCGCAGCAGTTGGTTCTTGATACAGTCAAGCCGCTCGACAGACTGAGGCAGCGAAGGCGTGTAGAGTCCCGCCACGTGTACGCGGCCCGTGCATACGGCCCACATGAGGCCGATCTTTGCCCACGTGGTCTTGGCCCCGCCGCGCGGGGCAACGCGGCAGTCCTGCAAGCCGTACAGGATCGCGTTCTCGGTCGCGTCGGCCCACGCTTCGTGACTGGGCGCGGGCTCGCAGAAGATGTAGGGGTCCATGTTATCTTGCCGCGTCGAGAAATACGTGAGCCCAAACGTGTACAGCCGCACTGAGGCCCGTTCGCGCCGCTCCGGGTCCGCGCACGGCGGGATTGTGACGGACCGCGCCTTGGCCCGTTTGCGCGCCATGAGCGCCGCCTGGGCAGAGCGCTCATCGTAGCGCCCGCTGGGCACAGGCCCCTTGCTAGGGCGCGCCGGGGCGTCAGGCGCAACCGTCACGTCGGCGAGGATATCGAGTAGGGACGGTATGGGTCGTTACCCCTTGGGCCGTATTCCGCCGTGCCTAATCACGACATTATCGTCTTCGGGCGTCAGCCGGGACATAGCGAATGGGGTCAATGCGTCATTACGTATGAAGCAAACAATGTCCCCTTTCTCGGGAGCTTCCCGCAACAATCCCGCTTGGTCTAGGGCCGTCACGATATTGAGCGGGGATATTGGTACCGCGTTCTCTCTGCACCACGCCACGGCGCTTTCCGCCGCGAAGTGTCGCCTACTAAACAGCATCGCCTATCCTTTCCTCGTGCCGTCGCCGTCGCGAGCTTGTAATCGGCGTCGCAAGTGCCGCCACGAGACCGGCGTCGGATACGTGGTCAAGCGTGATAGCGTCGTCTTGGGTAAGCCGTCGCACCACTTGGTTGTAGCTCAAGCCGTTGCTGATGTACTTATCCGCGCGATCTGCCACGCCACTCTCCTGGCACGCCTTGCGGATTAAGAACCGCCGCTCCTGCTCACGTTTCGGTAACTGAGATTCTGGCTCTCCCGCGCTTGCATAAATCTGCGCGAATAATCGCTCTACGTTCTCCTTTTCAGTCGCATGGCGTACGTCACGCTCCTCTGCGCTCTCCCCATTAGCCGCATAGCGTGCCTCGCGCTCCTCTCTACTTTCATTCACGGGTGGAGCGTTCTCCCAATACCGCAGCACGTCATCTTCGCGATACCGGTAGGCGCGCGAACTCACGCGGACGCGGGGGACGCTCTCAGGCCATCCCTTGACAGTATTCAGGCTCAAGTTTAGGCGGCCCGCCAACTGCCGCGCGGTCAGTAGGTCGCTTGTCATGTTTGATTTTTTCATGGACTATCCTTCTCTCTATCCTCGTTGTCCTCACCTACGCCTACCGCCTCGTCGAGCGCGGCCAGGATCGCCTCCTTGAGCACGCGGCGGATCGTGCGCAAGTCCTTCATCCGTCGCAAGCGCGGCGATACCTCAAGGATCGCGTCCCGGAGCGCCTCACGGATCACACCCACGACGGTCAACCACTTCTCCTTCACCGTCGCCACAGGGATCATGCCGGGGTCCGCGCCGTCCGGCGCGGGCAACCCGTACAGGTTCAACAGCTTGGCCGTTTCCTTCACCGCAGCAAACGCCACGTCGGGACGCGAGAAGCCTTTGCCGTTAGGGGTGCGACACGCGGTGTAGAGCCGGTGTAGCCGATAGAGCGCAAGGCCGCGCTGGGCAGCGGAGTCAACACCGTCGGAGAGGACGCGCGCCTCTGAGGCGGTGGGCTCCTCGATAACGTCGAGCGCGTCGAACAGGTCCAGCGGGACAGCGGGAAGCCCGGCGACGGTGCGCACCGAAGGCGGAGACGCCTCGCTGGGCGTAACCTCAAGGGCTGTAATGGGTTCGGTATTACTAGAGGCCTGAGTCGTCATACTGCTAAGTCCTTTACTAACTAACACTTACAAAAAGCCGTTAGACTTTGGCGGCAAAC